CTTGACCAGCCTGACCTGCCTGTGAGCCTTGAGCGCCGTAGCCTAGCGCAGGAGTGGCTGTTGCCATACCGCCTTGCGTTGCTTGATTAGCGTAACCCGTTGCCTGACCAAGTTGTGGGGCAACCTGCATATCTCCTAGGCTCGTAAAAGCCTGAGCTTGCATAGGCGTAAACGCAGCAACCTGTTGACCAGCGTATGGTCGGTATGGATTGTTGTTGATGTCTGTTAACGCAGCAGCTTGCCCAAGAGAGCGCTCCACATAAGGACGCGCATACTCAGGGATAGATGTTGTGGTGACGTTTTGATTGGTCGGAACTCCAGATCCGCTTGCACCGCCCTGCGGTTTAATCATGCCGCGAGCATCGCGTTTAAACGCTTCTTCTGGAAGCATGTCAAAATGGTTGTATCTCATATTGTCACTCCGACAATTCTATATTTTTCGGTAAAGCCGAATCGATTCCACAAACGTCCAACAGCTTCGTTGACCGCACCTTCAACTGCAGTTGCACCAAAGCTTTTAACTACGGCGCATAGTTGTTCAAACGTGTTGGGGTTGGTAATTAACCTGCCGCCAATGTATGTAATAAATGCTACGCGATGATTGGGTCGATTAACAAAATTAATTGTTGCCGCGCCTTTTAACTCACCTGCATCATCAACAGCTACAACCAACAACCACTGTCCAGCTGTTACTAAAGTACGTACCTGATCTAGCGTGTAATCATGCTCGCCCTCTTGCTGCTCAATCGCAGAGTTTAAATAGTCGGCTATTTGATACCAGACTTGATTAACAAACTCTACTGGGACGCTTTGGATTTTCATACTGGCAAATGTTTATACGCCTTAGAATCGACCGCTACTTTGCCTTTGCCAACAGACTTTCTACGATTATTTTGTACACGATCCATCATGGCGTACAGGCGCTTTGCACCGGCATCAGTACTTCCGTTACCAAGCTCAGAAACAATACGAGCAGGGACAACGAACTCACCATCAGCAAGACGAGCAGGCTGACGCCGACCAATTTGAGCAGGGATATCATCGCTTACTCCATCGCCGGGGCCTTTTAACAACCGACCACCGTCAGAATAATCACCTAGGTGTCCGCCGCTTGCATAGCCTTGATATTGACCTTGCATAGGAAACTGAGGACCCATGTTTACAGCTGCGTGCGCACCAACACGGTCGCCCATGCTCATATCATCAGGGCTTTGGTATCTTGCACCAATGTCGCCACCCATCGCGTAGGACCGCATCAAACCACCGTTAGCTTCACCACCACCTGTGTCGTTGTAGCGAACCTGATCAGATTTAAGTGCGTCAAGCTCTTCACGCATCTTTTCTAAATCAGACTTTTTGTTTCCGGGCGCTTCAAAATCACCTATATAACGACGGTTAACAGGATCATATCTAAGACCACCAATCCCAACATCAGCCGTTTTATTTGCAACAACAGGCAGTGGGTTGTACGAGCCATACCCAACAGATCCGGGTACTTGAATTGCGGCAGGACGAGCATTAATGTTGTACTGCTGATTGGCACGCTGCATCAACTGTTGGTTGTATGCCTGAACTGCGGGATCCACAGGTCGCACAACAGAATATTGTTGAGTGGCAGCAGGATTAAACTCTGGAGGGCGATAGTCTTCTGGTTTACCGCCATCAGCTAACGCAATGATTCCACCATTAGCTTTGTTGTAATCCTCAACAGGGGTAACAGATCCAGCTGTGTAGCTGTCAGTAAAGTAAGGTTGACCGGGCTGACCAAACAAAGGATTTACTTCGCGGTTAAATGTAAAGTCGCGGATATTGCCTTCATCTGGTTTGTCAGGCTCTTGACCGGGAGCCATCATGCCGCCAAGCGCACCACCAGCAAGTGCATATTTATTTTGGGATAAGAAGTTACCGATACCGCCTGAGCCAAACAAACCACCCGCTCCGGGGATTCCAGATGTTCCAGCTTGAATAGTACCCATTGGAGCCATAGCGCCAATACCCGCCGTTCCGCCTGTACCTACAACATTAGAAGCCAAGCCGGGGAGCTGCGATTCAAACGCATTAACCGCACCTGCAGTAGCGCCCTGAGACAATCCGGTAGCGCCAAATCCCGAAGCAGCGGCACCCTCTACTGCTCCAGCAACAGGGGCAGCAGCGGCAGCAGGCATAAATGCTCCACCTAGCGCTCCACCAACGCCACCCATCAGAGCGCCTTGCAGAACATCTTTCTTTTGGAGAGCAGCAATTCCGCCACCAAGGGCAGCGCCCATTAGCAAACCGGCTACGATAGGAACCATAATTTCACCTGAATAGGAGATTAGTTAATATTATCATGCGGGTAGCCTAGATACAAAGACTATGCTGCCTACCGCAGAAGGATTAGAAGGTCTGGCATAAGGCACTGTTTGCGCATTTTCATGTTCGAGGTAAACACCGTCAACAGGACCGACAGGGTTGTACGCCAAATCGGTTGCCCACCACAGCCCTATAGAGTCCCCAGCATTAAGCTCAAACGTGATGCTTGAATAACCAACTAGGTGGGCAGGAACGCCCGCGCTTTTACGTACTGGTATGGTGAACTTACTGCTGGAACCGGGGAGGTCAACGTTGTTTACACGTAGCCATAAATACGCATCATGCGCGGCGTTATCGGTATTTGAAAACTGGATACTAAAGTCAATCTTGTAGACGCCACCGTAAGTAGCCGTTGCAGTGCTATCCGCGTTTAAGGTAAAACCGTCACCAGAATCCAGCGTATTCCACAAAATCTTAGTGGGGGTGTTGGTAGCCGTGGCGTACTGATCTGTAGTGTCTTGAGCAGAGATGTGCGGGTTTTGCAAATAATGACCGCCGCTGCCACCAGACAGGGCAGAAGTTACGTTATCTATCGAACTGAAATACAAACGCAGAATGTTCGTAAACTGTTCGTGAAAACGTGCCTCATACTCTATCGGTGCAATAGGTAGGTTTGGTGCCTTGGTACCACGAAGCGCTAAGTTGATAGCCATTAACCAGAACCTCTGCGTCCGTCATTCCTGATATCAATTCGTGGCGTGCCTAGCTGCCAAGTAACGCCAAGCCCGTCTGACTCAATACGGAACGCCATCTGGCGACCACGCAGTCGGGTGTAAACCTGACCGTCAAACTCTTGGATGTTGTACGCACGGGATGTGCTGTAATTATCAAAGCTTGGCACAGCTGGGTTTTCTGCAGCGCCGTAAGGCGCACCTGAGTTTTGGCGGGGTTTAACCGTCATCGTGACAGACGGGTAAGGCGTTGGAGCGCCGTTCATATTCGAGCCGTTGAAGTTAATGTCTGGCAGGATGCGCCAGATAAACCCGAAGTTATGCCCGTCACCAATGTCGAAGTCAGACGACTGCACGTAAGAAACGATTGGCGTAGCACTTGCACCAGCCTCGTCGTTGACAGAAGATTCGTGATTCAGAATGCGGTTGTTGTAATCTGCTGCCATAGGGTATTGCCTAATACCTGAATCAAGCCATGCTGTACGTGCCATTGAGCCGTAGTACCAGACTTTATCGAGGTAGTTATAGATTACGTACTTGTCTACATAGTTTGATGTGCCTGAGCAGTAGAACCACCAGACCTCGTTGTAGCCCTCGTTGCCACCGCAGAACACCTGATACGCTTGGTTCTGGTTGATGTCATTGAAGATGTACTGGCGCAGTGAGCATGGCAGCGTTTCCACGCGACCGGAGTATTGGTAAAACTTATCCTTACCCATCCAGTACGTGATGTTGTTAATCGTGATCTGGGAGTTAGGTGACATGACGGAGATGTTGTCCATCAGCAACTCAAACTTCCACACGTATGGCGGTCCGAGGTACTGCATCGAATACAGCGCCGAGTCTGTCCAAATCAGATTTTCTTGGCGTGTTGGCTGACCACTCATGATGAACGAGCCGTGCGACAGACGGAATTCACCAGCTTGGTTTGTGGTTTCAGGCACCCACTGATACGGGTTGTTCTGATCAGACCAACGCACAACCATCTTATCGAACTGCGTTTCTGGGTCAGTAGGATCGTAAGGGTTTGCCCCTAGTGCGATAATAAACCGCTGAATTGAAGACGCAATTACCTCAAGCGTAGCATTCGGCACAAACCTACCTGCATAGCTAAAAGTATAGGTGCCAGAAGACCCTGCCGTAGTTGCTGCCGAGATTGGTATTACGTTTGTTCCACCGGCATAGGCAGTGGTGACGTACGTTCCTGTTGGAATCCCTGTACCGACGATAACCGAACCAGCAGTGATGTTAAGCGCATTTGCCACTGTAATAGATGTAACGCCTGAACCAAACGTAGCTGTTGTGGTTGTTGCAGTGGTTGTGTCGGCTAACTCAGAGAGTGCGCTGCCACGAGTGGATACCGTGTAGGAGTCTTTCCAGTAATAAATTGCTTCACCACGAGGTGCAAACACAAGGTCGTTGCCGTAGTTGTCGTTTGTCCATAGGCGAATCTGCGAACCGGTGGCAGTGCCAGAAATGCCAGAACCCCACGTCCCGCGACTCCAAGGTCCTGCACCCCAGCCAACGCCAGCTACATATACATCAAGACCGACGTTTACTTGGTACTGCGCAATAACAGCCGCCCCGCCGCCTGATGTGGCACTGGTTGAAAAGTCGCTTACGTTGATCGTGTATGTGTTCGCGTCAATAATAGATACGATTTCTTGCTCTTTGTTTATTGCGGGGGCGGAAATGCCAGCAAAGGTAGCTGCACCTGTGTAGGTTACAAAGTCACCGTTTACCGAACCGTTTGCCGTGTCCGTTACCGTAAGCGTTGCGCAAGATACCGCTGCGCCCGTTGAATGCGATGCTGCAGTTGTACCGTTATACCCACGCACAAGACCAATAAGGTTGCTGCCCGACTTAAGGTTATAGGTCATCTGTTCGGTACCAATCTTGATGATACCGCCCCCTACGGGGAAGGATGTAGATGAGGTCAGGGTAAGCGTTGTTTGGGTAGCATCAATGCCGCCGTTTAGCGTGTTGTACGCAGTGGCAAACGGGTTGTTTGACATCGGGTTGGTCGTTTTGCGGATAGGCGTAATGTCGTAATACGCACCGCCCCGCTCGATGTAGTACTTTAAGTGCGTACCAACCCCAAGATAATTCTCGCCATCAAAGTCAACCCAGTTCCACAACGACCGGCAAGTGCCTAGGTATTGGTTATTGGATAACTTCGTCCAGCCACCAAGCTTCTCAGGAAAGCCAGAGCGGAAACGGATTTTGTCACAGTCATACCAACCGCCTTCGTTGGCGTAGTCAGTGCCTTCGCGGTTTACACCGGGGCGGAAGGTAAGTTTCTGTAACGGCATAATAGTTATCCAAGCATGGAAGTTGCTTTGATTTTAACTGCAGCGACGCGGTTGAGCCAGCCTTTACCGAATGTCTCGAATGTATTCAGGCTGCGGTAAAAGTCTTCCTTGGCTTGGCTGAACTTATCAACCAGCTCTGCTTCGGAAAACGAGTTCACTGCAGCTAACGTCATCGGTCCAATACCACCGTCAGGAGTAGCACCGACAGCCGACTGTAAGGTCTTAATACTACGCCCGGGACCTGCATTCACGGCAAAGTCAAAGACCAAGTAGTCAATACCGGAAGGCAGCTCATCACAACGACAGGCGTCCCAGAACTTCTTTTTGTACAACGGCTCAACCTTTTCAGGCGTAAGACCACGCATCTCTTTTTCGTCTGACTCACGACCAACCCAGTTTTCCCACGTTGCTTTGGTAACTCCAAGGTTTGTCATGCCTCCCGGGTCGGACGGGTGATTAACGAAGCCACCCTCGCTTGCCAGCATCAGTTTAAATGCGTTGTCCCAGTTACTTGCTGCCATTTTCGCTTTCCTTTACCTTACGTTTCTCAACCATATCTGCAACCTTCTCGACTGTCCTGCCGCCAAAGTAAAAGGACATGATGATAATCCCCCACTGACCCAATAGCTCAACATACTGCTTGTGGGTATCCATGTCGAACGCTGACATCATCGCAAAGGTAAAGTAGCCACCCAGAATGATTAGAAGGGTCATAGGGCGAATGTTCTTTGACAACCAAGAGTCTGATGCCATGTCCACCGTATGGCGCTTGGTAAGCTCTCCTTGCTCCTGCATATCGGCTTGCATCTTGGCAAGCTCACCGCTTTGTTGCAGTTCTAGAAGCTTTAGTTTGGCTTGTTCGGCTGCGTTGGCATCCGGGAAAATCTTGTCGATTATCTTCCCGCCGATGTTCAGGATGTCGAGGATTGGTAGCATTTCAGAACCTCACGTTTGAAAACCATGCTTTAGTTGCTGTCCACTTGGCGCTACACCAAGCCTTTACTGCTTCCCATTTTGCTTTCATTTGTCCATCTCCGATGCGGCTAATATCATTCGGGTCTTAACGGATATCAAGTCCCGTGGCTCAGACTTAAAGCCTACAGCAATGTACCCAGCAAACTTGC